TGGATACATTACCCATGTCATTATAGACTCTGTTTTGAAACTTGTCAGCCATAAAATAAATTACTTCTCTATTGTATTCTATCTTACGTTGATAATCCCAATACTCTTTTAGTTCTTCATACTTTGCTATAGGTATCGCCATAGAAATATTTATTATTTCTTTAAAGCGACAATACCAACAAAATTAAAGTTCTGCCAAAAATTATGTATTTCAAAGCCAGCATCTTGTACCATTTTATACAATTCAGTTTTTGTATTTGGTTTCATCATGTGTCTTAAAGTTACTTCTTTGTCAAGTATTTCTTTATCAGTAAAGTGTTGTCTTTTATAATCGTAAAACATAAAGGTCATCATGTCTTGTACCCTTGGATTACAACTAAAAACTTTTTCTGAAAAGATAAACGCACCACCTGTATTAAGACCTTTGTAGATTTTATTAATCGTCTCTTGTCTATCTTTAGGTGACATAAATTGTAAAGTAAATATAGAAGTAACCAAAGAACAGTTTTGAAAATCAAACTCTCTTACATCACCTCTGAAATAATTTAGTTGATGATACTTCTCCTCGTCATGTGGATAGTCTCCAAAAAAATCATCTTCTATTTCTATACCTGTATATTGTGCGTGAGGAATATTCTTATTGTTTTGATCTATCATACCTTTTAATAGTTTACCTGATGAACAACCCATATCAACAACTTGTGTATAGTCTTCTACAAAGTATTTTGATAAGTTAAGTATATCGCCCCATAGTTGACTATAACCACGAACAGATTTATCTATGTGATTATCGAAGCCTTCTTTACTTGTAGCAAAAGTAAATTTAGTCATTGTTTAACTCCTTGTATGGCTTTAACACTTTGTTATATACACTCTCTGCGAGAGCCTTCATCATTAACGGTGGAACCATACGACCTATCCGTTCTGATTGTTGTTTATGTTTACCTGTCAATTTAAAGTCTTCAGGTAACGACATAATTCTTTTCAATTCTTTTATAGTAAATTTTCTATCTTCTATTGGGTGGCAAGTACCAGCAACACCAGCAAGATTACCCATCGCAGTAATTGTTGGACAAGGTTTTCTTAAACTACTTCTCTTTAAATTAAAGTGATGACCTTTAACATGATAGTCCATACCTGTTAATACTTTGTCAGGATCCTTTGGCATTTTCATTAATGTTTTACCAACAGCTCTTTCTGGACTAATCTTATCAAACAAATACTCTAGTTCTTCTTTATCTTCATTCACTACATCATTAATGGCTTCACCAAGTGTAGTTCTAAAATCATTCTTATCAGGATACAATTGATACATAGTCATAAAGTTTATACCAACTTTCTCAGCAACATCTTCTCTTACACCTATGAAGAAACATCTTTTACGAGATTGTGGTACACCAAAATAACTTGAGTCTAATACATTAGCAACTATAAGATAACCTATTTCTTCAAATGTATTTTGTATCTTATGAAAATACTCTTTGGCTTCACCCATTGTTAAGCCTTCAACATTCTCACCAATAATAACTTTTGGTTTAATATCTTTAGCCACTCTTAAAAATTCAAAGAATAAATCTTCGACATTCTCTACGCCTTTAATATCACTATACTGTTTCTTTTTACCAAACGCATCTGCGTGAGTTCTACCCTCACCATGAGATACTGAACCTGCCATACTAAACGCTGAACAAGGAGGAGAGCCATCTAATAAGTCTAACTCACCAACTTTAACTCCAGCTTGTTCCATAAGAAACGTACCTGTTAATTCTTTTATATCACCTGGCACTATTGTAGTGTTAGGATAATTTTCTCTATAAGTATTTTGTGCTTCAGGTACAAACTCATTGATCGCTAGTATCTTACCACCAGCCAATCTATAACCAGTTGATGAACCACCACCACCAGCGAAAGTTGATAGTACATTGAATAGTGCTCTTTTCTCACTATCTAAAGTATCTTGTAATGTATATCTTTTATAATTGTTCATTATTCCATTTCATTAGTAACCATATGACAAAACCATAGATCATTATAACACATAATATAGATAAAGTCAAGTCTAAAATCAAACTTCATTCCCCCAACTTGTCCAGCCTTCTCGTTTTCTACGAGCAAATAATTCAATATAAGGACCTGGTAACATCTTCTCAATATGGTCATATACTATATCTGGTTTTCTACTATGTTCTCGTCTTTGATCAACCACTAATTGTGGTATACTCTTATTTAGCCTTTTAGGTTTACCCCTTGTAGCGAGTAAACACATTTCTGGATTGCCTCTAGTCCAGTAACCTAGACCTGTAAAGAAACCCATTTTAGTTCGATTCGTTTTCGCCCATGTAAAACCTACTGTCTTATACTTAAAACCCCAGGCGTCTATAACCTTAAACGCCTGGTCTAATAGTGGATCAACAACCCACATTAAAAGGACTGCATCGTCCTTAGCAAGGTCACCAACAGGTAACCGAATAATGTCAGCGAGAGACATACAAGGATAGTGTCTTTCAGGACTTTTATCCTTTCCTTTGTTACTATACGTTTTAAAATACCACGGTGGGTCGGCATATATTACTCCATGTTTTTTGTTTGTGTTAAATTCCATAAGTTAAAAAAAAGTATTTAATTAGTATTACGATTAATAAAAATCTAGGTATAGACCAATCAGTTTTCATCGCAAGTAAATTACCTGTGGCAAATCCCCAATGAATACAAACTAGTGATAAAAAAACTAAACAAAGAAGTCCTCCAGACTAGCTGTCTTCTCGGTAGACCAACCAATAGAATTAAGTATAAAACTCATAGGGTCTACAAACGTTTTTTGAAACATTATATCATAGTCGATATATTCTTGTAGTTTAAATTCACTAGGTAGTTTAGATACATAACTTATTACATCAAACTTAAATGGATTAGCTTCTTTTAGTTTTAGAAATTTAATCTTATCACCTTCTTGTATTATTGGATACTTTCTATGTAACTTGAATTGTTTTAATTGATGATTATATATCAACGCACCTTTAACATGAATAGGTGTTCCTTTAATAAAGATATTACTACCATGCATATATTTCTTTAAGTTATTACAAGACCTTGGAAAAGATATTTGTTCTGCTGTCATTTGGTAAAACTCATTCTTAAATTCTGCGATAAACTTTTGTAATGTATCTTCATCTTTAGTCATTATAAGTTTGATAGCCTCTCTAATCTTTCCTCTACAAACTTCAGGTGTAGATGACTTCACAGCCTCTATACCCATAATCTTTAGTTTAGGTTCTTCAAAGGTAATACCTTCTTCATCTAATACGTTTAACATGTATCTTTTTTTCGCAGTCCATATACCTTTGTCAGCGATCACTTCTCTTTTCATAACCATTTTTTGACTAATGGCGTTTGTGTATTCAGCAAGTTCAGCGAAACACTTATCTATAAAAGGTTCTATTCTACTACTTACAACTTTGTTTAAAAACTTTAATGTATCAGCTTTTGATTTATCTTTACAAGTTGCTTCAACTAGTTTATCTAACGTAAGATAAATTGAATCTGTATCTGACGCAACAATGTAATCAACCTTATCGTGTGTCTTTAATATCTTATTCATATATTCATTTACATTCTTTTCAATAAATCTAATTACGAATTGACCAGATGATGTAATAGCAGTTGCTTGTCTTACATCATAATATCTAAAGTATTGATTACCTATCGCACCATAAGCTGAGTTAAGAGCAATCTTCTTTGCCCATTGTATATTATGACAACGAGATATTTCTTTAGCAGTTGCAGGGTCTTTTGTCTTTTGATAATCTTTCTTGGCTTGAAAGGCTAGTGTCTTAAACTTAACCCTATCATTGTACATACTCTCCATAAGTCTAGGTAGAAACCCTGGACTATCTGTTTTAAACATAGCACCATTTGGTGTAATACAAGCGCCTTCAGTTTTTAAATGTGTTAACGGTGTCGCATGATTTAACAATCTATCAACTGAAATGCCTGATGGTTTTACACCAATGATTTTTTCTGGTGAGATATTATACTGCATAATTAAGTGTGGATATAGTGAGTTTATATCGAAAGAAACAATCCAGTTATGCATACCTGTGATTGGGTCTTTTACATAAGCACCTTCGTACTTATCTTCTTTAATATTATCTTCCTTTGGTGGTATCATAATATTATCTTTTTTCAAGTAATTGTAAATTAACATATCCCACATTCTTACTTGTGAAAATACATCTGTATAATTTACTTTGGCTTCATATGCCATAGTTAAGACTAGTTCAATTAGTTTTAGTTTATCTTCTAAACCATCAACTATCTCAACGTCTTTAATGTTGTAATCAATAAATGATTGATAGTCTTTTGTATACCAATCTCTAAATGTATCATAAGGGTTTTCATCTTTTTGTAAACCAAGTTCTACTTTACCAATGTAATCAAGTTTATAACTCTCTTGTTTTGTTGGTATAAATTTTTGATACAAGTCCAAGTAATCTAACATAGATATACCAAAGATTTTATAATGAGTTTGTGGTCTACCTCTTACGATTATGGTTTCTCTTTCAACTAAATTCCATGGTGAAAATCTTTTTAATACTTTTTCATCTACTAGGGTTCTAATACGATTAAACAAATAAGGTATATCAAAAAACTTTGTATTCCAACCAGTGATAACATCTGGATAGTTCTTAATCCAAAACTTCATAAACTCCATAATCAAAGACTTCTCATTGTTACATTTGATATAAGTTACATCAGTTCTATCTGTTTTAAAATCACCTATACCCCAAGTTATAATTTGTTTATTAGATTGATTTTTAACTGTGATTGCTAGTAGTTCTTCTGTTGGATTTTCTATATCAGGAAAACCATTTTCAGCAGTACACTCTATATCAACAGTAAATATTTTGATTTGTTCTTTATCGAATACCATATCTTCAGGATATTCGTTTGCGATATATTGATATTGGTATCTATCCATACCATACAATGGTGAGTTATCTGTATTATAACTTCTTTTAAATTCTCTTGCTTTTGAAATACTACCAAATTGAATTGGTTTTAATGTTTGACCTTTTAACGTTTTAAACTTTGTATCTTCTTGTGAGATAGCATATAGAGTTGGACTAAAGTCAATCTTCTCTTTGTATTCTTTACCATCGTGGATACCACGAACAAGTAACTTACCTCTATGTTCAATAACGTTCTTATAAAAATTCATACTATATTGTTAAAGCTTTCCAACTACGTGGAAACTTACTATCACATAATCTATTTATCATATCGGCCACGTCTCTAGTTTCTTTTTGTGTATCTGGTTTACATCTTAAATTACAGATCCTAGAAAAAGCATATAGTGTTCCTGACCAATACCATTCAGTCATCATTGATTGTGGTAATACCATACGTGCTTGTTCTGGCGCCACACCTTTATCTAATAGAGTATTGTAAGTTATTAAACAACTCTCCATTGCTGATTCCATACTATATTCGATTGTTTGATCTAGTTTAATCTCACCATCACTACCTTGTTTAGAGTTCTTTGGTCGACCTCTCCATGTTTCTGGTTTATATAGTTCAGGTGGAAAATCAACATAACGTCTGCTGACTTCGTTCCATGCTAAACCTACTTGATGTTTAACTAATTGTCTTGCGACAAAGATAGGTGCTTTAATTCTGAATTGTAAACTTGCATGAGCAAATGGAGACCAATGATTATGTTCGGCAAGATACTTGATAAGTTTCTCATCTTTAACTACATCAAAGGCGTCTTTTGTTTTTGAGTAACTTACTCTGGCAGCATTAACTACCGTTAAGTCTGTACCCATTGTGTCGATCAATTCAACATTCATCATAAATTCAAAATCAATTTAGCTTCTTCACTTAACATTTCTTGTGTAAATGGTGGAGTGTGTGTAAGAATTACTTTTACATTACCTTCCCCTGCTACACGTTCAGCTGCTTCTTTTATATTGTTACTTATCTCAGCGGCAGCTGGACATAACATAGATGTTAATGTATGAGTTATAGTAACCTTATCTTCTTTTATATCTATATCGTAAATCAATCCTAAATTAAATACATCTATTGATGGCATTTCAGGATCAAAAACTAATTTCAATTCTATTATTATATCTTTTTTATTCATAATTTTTTTTGGTGGACCGTGAGAGAATCGAACTCTCAACTGCTGAATGCAAATCAGCCGTGATCCCGTTTCACCAACAGCCCCTTTATCTTAGGTAGTATTTCGTTTGCGTATTTACTATGTACCATTTCATGGTGATTTGGACATAGTGGAATTAAGTTTTTTACATTATTGTTTTTCTTATCTTCATCAATATGATGAACAGCAACAATTTTATCAAATCCACAAATGGCACATTCTTTTGGCCATGTTCTAAAGGCAATCTTTCT